CTTGGATTAACTAAAGAAGCTGAGAAGGTTCAGAAAGATGCTGATGATCTTAAAGATAAAAAGAAAAGATTAGAAGGTAAAAGCCAAGAGCTTGTTAAGGATGATCAGACTGAAGCATTAGATCCAGCTGTACCTACTATTGAAGGTGTACCTCCTAAAGATTCTTCTACTAGTACAAAAACTGCTGAAGATATTGTTAAGAAAACTAAAGATGATGGTACTATTCCTCCAGGCACAAAACCAAAAGATGCAGCTGATGCAGGTAAAACAGCACCACCAGAACAGATAAACAAAGCAGAGTCTTTCTTATCAGGTATCTTTGGTGACTTGTTTGATTCTGATGAGCTTAAACGCATGGCTATTATGTATGTTGGTGGTCGTATGTTAGGTGGTTCTCACAGTGGTTCTCTTAACTTTGCTGCTAAACAATATGTTAAACGTGTTGACTCTAAAGTTTCTGCACATAAAAAGTATGTTCAAGAGTTAACAAAGGATGGAACATACACGCCAAAATCTATTGCCTTATATAACAAAACTAAAAACATATCAGACCTTGAAAAGAAAGGTGCTACTTATGCACCAACTGGTGGTGCCCCTATAACTAAAATGGTTCCTCAGTTTAATAAAGAGGGTCAAGTTACAGGTTATAAGAAAGCAACTTTAGTTCCTGTAAAGAATAGTATTACAGGTGGCACACATTACCAATCACGTAGTGGTGCTGTAATGCATCCTGCACAGGTTTCAAGTCTTAATGATTATCGTGAAGAACTTGATGCTAATACTGAAGCTTATAAGCAAAGACGTAGTAGAATCCTTGGTGACATGGAAGGTTACTTCTCAGAAATTAGAGATAAACCTGGAAACTTTAAAGGTGAAGGTAAAGATAAAGAGTACATTGTTAGTGTTGGCCCTAAGGAAGCAGCATTAGCGTATTATGATTGGGCCAAAAAGCAAGGGGTTGACCCAGACTCTACAGCTGGTCGTAAGGTTATGACTCAAGCATATGAAACTATGGTTGCAGAAGCTGCAGGTAAAGACATTAAGTATACACCTAATGACTTTACTAGGTTTTTAGAAGATCAACAGCTAAGAGAAACCACAGGTGCTCCAGAGTTGTTTATCATTAATGAAGATGCTGTAATGAACAAAAAGGCAACTCCAAAATATGTACAAGCAGATAAAATGAGTTTGCTTTATCAAAACCTTGATACTGTTATCTCAGGTATTCCAAACTCTAGTACTGATCGTGGAGATATTATAAATATTGCTATTCAAAAATGGAACAAGTTAGATTCCACTGAAGATGGTCGTACTTTAAGAAAGAAATATAATGACAGTGCTGAAAAGAGTGCTGGTGAATCTGGCTTTTATAAGTACATGATGGACACAGCCCAGGCATTACATGCTGAACTTAACAAACCTAAACAATAAGGAGTATTGCTATGCTTGATGTATCGGATTATGCTAACATCCTTAGTGGTGATGCAAACCAACTAGTGGGTGCAAAGAATAAAACTACATTCTTAGACGCAGACACTATCCGTGAAGAAGGCAACGATCTAGATGTACGTTTCGGTGGTATAGATGCTCCTGAAACGTACAAAGAATGGCAAGGTTTAAGTGCTTCACAAGAAGTTGGGGCTGTGCAAACAGCTGAACAAGTACAATCTTTAGCTAATCAACTTGGTTATACAGAAGTACGTAGACGATTTAACCCAGATGGTACTCCAGAAATGGATGCCACTGGGAGTCGTCAAATGGGTGATCTTGTTCATCCAGAAACTGGTAAATCTTTTTCTCGTGAGCTTGCTATCAATGGTGTCGTAGATATTGCTAGTGGTTTTGACCCAGGAAATATACTACGTAGTTCTAGAACTTATCAAGATTTTCTAAAAGGACCTAGAGCAGATCAAACCTCTGCTGAATATCAACCAAATGAGTTTGACAAAGCTCGGATGATGATACAAGAAGGGGTTGATGAAGAGCGTAGGTTTGCTCAACAGTTTAAAAGAGCACAGAAGTTTTCTGGTGAGATTGGTATGCTTGATGAGCAGATCAAGATGGTTGAAGATGGACTATCTGAAATGCGGAAAAGCGGAGAACAACCTACAGACCAAGACCTTGTAGGACTCCAGATGCTTAAAAAACAAAGGGCTGCTATTAATGAAAGTGCTAAACCCGACATTGATTATTTCGATAGAGATGATGTAACTGGTCGTGCAAACAACCCTATGACTGTTGCTTGGGAAACCGGATGGAACAGTGTAGCTCAATCTGCTTATGCTCTTGCAGATATGCTTGGAGAAAAAATAGATTGGGAAGCTGCAGAAAACTTTGGTGAAGCAGGAATGGAACGTGCTCGTACCCGTATGGGTGAGAACGGTAAAATCATTACAGACTACAAGGATGTGGATGGATTCCTGACAGCCGTTGAGTTCTTAGGAACCAATGCTGCAATGTCTTTACCCTATATGGCTGCATCTGGTGGTGCTGCTTTACTTGCACCAGTAACTGGGGGATTGAGTTACTTAGCACCAGTGTCTTTATATACTGGTAACACATGGTCAGAGATGGAGGGTGATAATAAAAGTGCTACTGTTGCAATTGGTGCAGGTGTTCTTCAAGCTGCATTAGATAAGATTGGTATTAATCTTATATTTAAACAAGGCATTACACCTAAAGCTATGTATAAGGATGCTTTAACTGCGTTAACATCTAGAGGTATGGACCTAGGAGATGCTCAAAGATTACTTCTTACAGCAACACGTAAGGAACTCGCAGGGTTTGCTGGAGATGCAGCTAAGGTAGCTCGTCAACAGATCACAGGTAAGGCTATTTTCAAAGACCTTGCAACACGTGGGTTAATTGGTGGCACTGGTGAAGGTGCAACTGAAGCTATGCAAGAAGCTACTGCTTACCTTGGAGCAACCCTTGGTTCTGATAAGGTCTTTGATTACAATGAACTTACTGATCGGATGATTGCTGCTTCAATAGCTGGTACTTCTTTAGGTACAGCCTTTGCAGTTCCTGGGGCCGCAGTTAATGCTGGTGCTTGGGCTGATGTAGCAGTACGTCAGTTACCTGCAGAAGCCAAACGTCTTTCTGAAGAGGGAGCACAGGCTGAAGCAGAGCGTAAAGCTAATGGTGAAATTGCTTATCAAGAAGCTAAGGCTGCAGAAACACAACGACAATTAGATGCAGGTCAAACTGTAAACATGATTCAAGTTGAAGAGTTTGCAGAGCAAGCCCGTATAGCTGGTAGTCGTGTTAAGTCTATTGAAGAAAAACAACAGGAACGTAATAAAGAACTAGCTGAACGTAAAGAAGCTGACTCTAATTATAAACCTGTAGATTTAGATGATCGAACAGAAGCCCATCGTAAAACAAAATCTGAAAGAACTCTTGGGGAAACCATTGGTGAAATGTTTGCCTCGGCTCCTGCACTTTGGAGAAGGTCTATTGATTATATTATACCTGCTGAAGTAAAAAGAGTATCTGCTTCAGCTAGAGAGTTAGCTGCACAGTTTGGTGGTGGACTTCAAAAGGTATTCAGTGGTGCTGATTTTGAAATGGCTAAACGTAATCGTGTTTCTATATACAGAAATATGTTACAGAATCCTGATGACTTTTGGAATGTTATGGGTAATGGAAAAGTTTTAAGTCAAAAAGAAATAGATACTCTTAGTGATGATATTTATAAAAGACTACAAGCAGCAGTAGATAGTGATGGGAATTACGATTCTAATCTTTTAAACACTGCTGGACTTAACCCACAACAAGCGGCTGCAATTGATACACTTGCTAAACAAATGAACATGACAGCAGATGCTATGTATAATGATCAGATAGCAGCAGGTGGTGATCTTGGTCAACGTAAAAACTATTTACATAGATACAAAACTTTAAATAAGGTTGCTGTTCAAAAGAACCGTAATGCATTTGAGGCTTTACTAGTACAGACATATCCGCAAATTAGTCCAGGAGATGCTAAGGTTTTAGTAGATGAGATACTTAACTCTGATACTATTACTGACATTGATGAAGCTGGTGCTGTTGCAGGTATTGAATTTGTAAAAGGTTTTGATGTTACTAAAGGTGGTATCGTTCCTGGGTCACACAGAAGTAATACCCTTGGCATGTCTGATAAGATGGATGCTGATGGTAATCTTGTGTTTAAAGACTTTATGGAACAAGATATCTATAAGAACATTCAGCACTCTATTAAGTCTGCTGCTAGATTTACAGCACATAGAGATTATATTGGTAAGAATGGTGAGAAGATTGCTTTCCTTTTAGATAAGATGCAAGCAGAGGGTGTTCCCGCTGCAGAAGTTAATCGTATAGCTAAGCTTATGAAAGACTATCTAAACGCTGAGTCAGGGAACTACAAACGTCCGACATCAGACATGGGTAAAATGCTTATTGGTATCCAGAAAAACCTTATGTTCCTTACAACTATTGGAACACTAGGTATGGCTGCTGTGTCATCTCTTCCAGAACTTGCACTGTCCTCTCGTGCTTTAACAGCTGAACAGATCTTTAAAAGAAAAGGTTCATCTTCAAATGATACAAGCTTACAGAACTTTGGTAAAGAACTGGCTTCTGCTTTAGGTGCTGCTGTAAAACAAACAGGCTCTGTTATAACACGTAGAGAACAAGCGTTAGGAAACATTGACCCAACTACAGGTGTTCCTTTTGCTAGTAGATCTAGGGGTCAAGCTTTACGCAGAGAACTAGGTTATGATGCGTGGGAACTTGGTGCAGCTACAGTGACTGGTGTTTCAGAAATGAATCCATCACATCAAAGGTTCTATGAAATCTTCTTCAAGGCTACTGGTCTTACTGGTTTTACTAACATGACTCGTTCTATGAGAGCAGCTATATCTGCTGATTATATTTTTGATCATGTAAATATTGTTGTTGATCAAAGAACAAGCGGTGAAGTAAAAACCAATGAGGTTCAACAGTCAGAAGAAGCTTTAAGGAATATTGGTATCAATGTTGATGACATGGTTACGTTGTTTATCGAATCAAGAAAAAGAGATGCCACTGGTATTGATAACAGAACAAATCAAGAAATAGAAGCTGATGATAAACTTATGAATGACAATATAAGAATTGGATCTATGAACTTTATCGATGATGCTATAGCACTCCCAGGGGTAGCTAACAGACCATTGATCTATCAAGACCCAAGGTTCTTTTTGTTTACACAGTTCCAGGGATTCATTGCTACATTTACAGCAAACCATATCCCTAAACTGTGGGGTGAGTATGTAAAACGTGGTACTCCAGCAATGAAGTACAATGCATTTGCTATCATGGCTACTATGATTATGATGGGCTTTGCCTCTCAGTATCTAAAGGACCTCATTAAGTATGGCGGTTTGGATGAAGACGAATACAAGACAGGTAAGAACCCTCACCTAGAGACTGAAGAGTATATCCAACGTGGTATCCGTTCATCAGGTCTACTTGGTGTTGGTGAGCGTGTGCTTGATCAGTTCTTCCCCATATACGAACAACGTTCTGGTAATGCTGGAGAGTGGTTGTGGAATACAACAACAGGTGAAGCACCTGCTACTGGTACATTAAAACGTATTGGTAGAGCAGTTGGTAAGGTAGCAACAGGGGACTTTGCTGGTGGTGCACAAGAAGGTAGTAGGTTAATACCTGCCGTTGGTGTCACTGGTGGATTCTCAAGAATTGGAGACTTTGCACCAGACTCATGGAATTTTAAAGGAGAATAATATGGCAGGTAAATCTAATGTATCAGGTCTAGACACTGGTGCAGTACTACCTTCAGAACAATTAGAGTTAGCTTTAGGATTTGAAGAGGTGTTAGCGGGGGATACAACCCCGCCAGCATCCCCTGAAGCCCCTGAGGTTACTACCCCACCAGTAGAACCTGTAGTGCCTGTCACAGAAGCTCCTGTGGAGACCTCTCCAGAAGCCTTGCCTAGTACGGTTGCCGAAACAGCAGGGGTTGTGGAAGAGGTGACTGAAGATGAGCCTGAAGTGTTTGGTCCTCCAGACCCTGCAAGAACAGCAGTACCTATGACTCAAGCAGCAAGGGGAACCCAACCACAAGCATCTACATACTGGTCAGCGTTTGAAACACAACCAGACCCCGATGCTGTTGGTTCCTCTAACGCTATGCCTAACGGTGACATTGAAGGAAGAGCAGCAAGGTTAGCTGAAGATGTTGCATCAGGTGCTATATATCTCGGTGGTACTACAGCTGCTGCAGATCAAGACAATAAACTTAACTCTTTGTTAAACAATACCAATGCTCTTGATGGTGGTAATAATGATTCTGGGAAACCAAGAATGACCCCATTGTTTGCTAAGGTATTGACGTATGTTACTGAAGACGCTCTGTCTCAAACTTCTTTTGGTAAGAATGAAGAGGGTCAGTTTGATCCGATGGATCAGGTTACCGATGATCAACTCATGGGTACTGGTGCTTTCTCTAAGGCTGATGGTAACCGTAGGCTTGGTCAAGAAATACACAGAGCACACCAAAGGATTATTAATGAGCAGCAACAGAAACCCACTGATGCTTATACTGATCTGTCTCCTGATGATGCTTTCTTACTAGGTGATATAGCAAAAGAACTATATTACCAAGGGATGAATAGGCAGTATGGTAAAAATGTTTTTCTTAATAGACAAACACCAGACGCTAATGTTCAGGGTGAGCAGGTTATGTTTGAAGTAACTGATACTGGCTCTTCTCTTCTAAGACAAGGTAATACCCTTCGTAAGAAACTACTACCCAAAGACCATGTTCGTCCATTAAAGACACCACCAGTAGACGGTATGTTAGGTGGTGAGCTAGGTAGAATAACAAGAAGTGTTACTCAAAGAGTCTTTGTTCCTGGAGATGCTGTAGCTGCTGCAGAACTTAATGAAGCTATGAGAAACTATTCTCAGGTGGCTCATGTCGTTGACCCACAACGTTTAAAGATTTTGTTAGCCACTGCTTTGCCAGCATTGAGTTCCCCAAACAACCCTTATAGATCCATTAATCATATTGGTGAAGATAAGATGAATGAGTTTGTAGCTAGACAAAAGATTGCTCAGTCTCAAGGACGAAGGATTATCCCTGATCCAAATGATAGTATGAGAGCAATCGAGAATGATTTAGCTCAAGCACTGTATGGTATAGCTCTTGATCGAAAGGGTGCAAACTATCTTACGTTTTATCTACAAGGTGCAACAGGTCGTATTGCTGTACAACAAACAAACTTTGATCCAACAACTAAAAAGTCTGTTCGGTTTGTTACTCGTAGTGCTGTACCAACAATGATTAATAAAGGATCTAGGTTTGATAAGGCTCTTAGACAAATGTATGCTATGGCTTTAGTCAAAGGTGCAGATGCCTTGGTTCCTTCGGCTAGAGAAAAAGCTCTTACAGATGCAGAAGGGTCTTTATATAATAAAGGTGTTAGACTTCGTACTGCTTTAGCTGCAATCTCTGATAGTCAAGTTGAAAAAGTAGCTGATGCTATTGCTGCAGGTATGCCTTTGAGTGATCCTAACTTTCCACAGATGCCAGCATTACAACTTGATCCTAATAACGAATCAGATGCAATCCTTATGGCAGAGATTCAAAAGAAAGGTGAAGATGGTCAAGCTTATATCGATGGGCTTATAGACTTTGCTAATTATAAAGAAGCTATGGATGCTGGTAAACCATATCATACATACTTTAATGCATACATAGATGGTAAAACTAATGGTATTGCTGGTAATGGTATGCAGCTTGGTAACATGGAAACTGCTAGAAGAACTGGTGTAATCCGTAGTGGAACTAGCCCTTTCTTTCTTGACGATGATCAAGACATACGAGATGTACTTGAGAATACTCTCATAGACCTATCAGTAAATAGTGAGTATGAAGCGTTCCCAAGAGATGAGTGGCCTGAAGTGTACGAGATAGCTCAGATTGTCTATGGTAATAGGGGTTTGAATAAAACCACATCCATGACATTCGGTTATGGAAAGAATGCTGCTGGTTTTAAATCCGACATTGAAGAATTTATGTTAGTAATGCAAGGTCAGGGTACTCCTGAGTCTCAACGTCTTAATGACTTGATGTCAATTTATAACAGTAAGTCTTCTCAAACAGCATCGGATCAGTTTAACCCTAAGCAACAATTAATTGACGCTATACATTCACATTATGATTCTGCATTAAAAGAAGTACTTGGTGAAGAGACGATGCAGTCTCGTAATATTATGAGAGGTGCTGCGTTTTTACACTCTATAGCAAATGAGTTGTTCACTATTAATGGACCAACAGGTTCCAAGCTTAATATGGGTGGTATGATGACCACTGGTGCTAAGAAAGGTGAAGCTACTCCTATAAAGATTTTTGTTGATGGAAAACTAACAACACCAAAGTCCCAAGTGTACGGTGAAGAAGCTACATCTGCTGCTCCTAAATTTAGAACTGATCCTATAACAGGTGAACAATCTACTGAAGTAGGTGGATCATCTTGGGGTGCTGCAATACCTATCCCTGTACAGTCAATCGATGCTGCAACAGTAGCAAGGTTAGCATCTGACAAGGGTGGTTATTGGAAAGATATTAGACAAAGATCACAGAATCCTAAGCAACAACCATATGTGTTCCCTATCTATGATGCATTTAAAATGGATGCTGCTTCGTATGACGCTGTTCTTAAAGACGTTAACAAGGCATGGGTAGATATTAATTTTCAGTGGTCTTACTTAAAGCAAACACAAAACTCTTTAAACAAACTAAAGCAGTCGTTAAATGAAAGGTTTAAGAATCCGAATCAAGTACTGTTAGGTAATGAAAGAGCTATGATGGATTACCTCTTTTCAACTTACATAAGTAAAGAGGGTAACCCTGTGTTAAATATCAACAATAAACTGGGACAGGTTATGTATCCGGTACCTGATGATATTTTTAAAGAGGTTAAATCTTTACAATCTGCTATGACAAATAAAGGGTTTAGAGGTTTTTCAAGTGGACCAAAAGGTATTAACATTATTGAACCCTCTACAACTTTAACAGTAAAGGATCTTCAAATATTTATAGAAGCTCTTGAAAAAAGCATAGGTCTTAATAAGTTAGATCAATTCATATCTAAGACTGAAGCATTAAGATCTAAACTAAAGTCAAAGATTATGGCTAACGTTAATAGTAATGATCCAGACTTAGCAGTACTTCAGTACTACTCTCACTAGAATAAAAAAAAATACCCCTACTAGAATCCAATTAAGGAAACTAGTAGGGGCTTTTTTATTTAAGCATACCGTTTTTAGCCAGCAGCTCTCTGATATCACGCTCAGCATCTTTCTTTATTTGTTCAGCTTCTTTAGGTTCCATACCTCGTTGAACTGCTTTATCATAGTTATACTGTAGCATGTCTTCGTTAATCTTATTTGAGTATGCAGAGTCTGGTGATAAACCAAACTGTTCTACATATTCCATGTCATCTACTGGTGCTCCACGCAGAGCCAAGTAGTTATACGATTTCTTATCGCTCATTGTTATCTCCTTAGGCAAAGAAGTAATCAGACTCATAGATCTGTGTTACATCTAGATCACCTAGTTGTGGTTGCTCAACGTCAAGGTTAGTAGCATCAGTGATGATGTTGTCTTGAATTAAGTCATAGTAATTTCTTTTATCGTACATATCGATAAATGTTTTCTTTGTCTTTGTTAGTAACTCTTCGACATCACATGCATGAGTACTAAAGGAATCATGCACTGCTCCGAAGTCACCATTCCAGTCCTCAATAACCAATGCCATGTGGCTTGCATCTTGACTGTGAATGTAGTTAGGGCTGACACCGCACATAAATCCGCGAATATCTGGGGTCTTCGTAGGTACTCTTGCCACATGGTTTACTCCTTTGTGTCCCTTAGAGTCAGTCTTGTATCCACTTATGGTACCTCTACATTTACGTGTAGCTGTTGTAAAGTTTTCATAGGTTACTTTAAACCCTGAAGGTGTTACCCATGTAAGTTTATCTCTACCGTTACCATAGATGAGCTTACTCTTGAAAGATTTTAACTCGACAGTTAGATTGTTTAACTCTTCAATCTCTTCATCTGTTTTATCTTTCTTAGTATATAGTTCTTTCTGATCCTTGACTAGTTGCTTGTATTCAGGTCCAGCAACATCTCCATTGGGACAGAACTTTTTGTACTCACCGATCTCATACTGTGCAATCTTTTGTAAGAATGCCATAGTGTGTAAAGGACCTGGGCATACCATGTTGATTGCTTTGATTAGTAACTTAGATAACTTATCACAGTCATCTTGTGTTATACCATAAGTAAGATGGAAGTCTTCTGTCTTACAATCAAAGAACATATTTTCAGCAATCTTCCTAGCACCTGCAGAGTATGCTCTTGTCATACTCCCACGTTTAGATATACCTTTTCTGATGTGTTTCATTGGCATCTTATCTAAGATACCTTTAAGACGATCATCAGTGACAAGGTTATACAATTGCTTCGCAGTCTGAACATAGAAGTCATATTGTATATCTACTGGTACAAGGCCTACAAGCCTCCCTGTGTGGCTGTCTTTAGAAATAGCACCTAGATGCTGCCAACCATTGTTAGACCCGTCTACGGGCACTGGAAGGTGGCTTATGTAGATTCTATTATCTTTGACTGCCTTTTGATAGTCGTACCATTCAAAGCAGCAAGCAAGAAACGATACTGGTTTCTCTGCAATATCAGCAATGATAGATTCTCTACCCATTTCAATTAGGATATTCATGTTGTCATTAGTCCAGCGCACTCTATCCTCTAGTGTAAACTTATCTACACTGATAGACTCTAAGCCTTCTTCTTGTAGGTACTTTTGGTATTCACCCTCACACCACTCAGGTAGCTCATCAATGTTGTAGCTTTGATTAAAACTACTTGCTGTGTGCACAGCTAACCAGAAGAGACCATCTTCTGTCATAGGTTTACCCCTGGCAAAAGACATCATACCCCTGGCAAGATCAGATCCCTGGTAGTTTAAGAAAGACTCTGAGTAATAAAGCCTACCACGATAGTCGGCTTGCATGTATTGATAGAACACATCATGTTCATACAGAAGCTTGGCTTTCGTAGTGATGAAACCCCACTCAACATTCTTACTTCTACGTTTCATTTCCTTAGCATCGTTATCTTCGATGGGTACAGATGAAACAAAAGAATCTTTGTTGTCCATTAAAGCATCGTAGACACGTTGGTTAATACGCCAACCTGTCCTTTGTAGATTATCCACTGCTTTAATCCAAGGTTGCCCTATCATTGTACGGAACTCATCGTTGTCCTCTTCTGTCCAGTTCTTGATTAGGGGTTCACCATCTGGTTGTGTAACCTTTGTTATTCTTTCTGGTCTTTCTAGTACTGTGTGATTCAAAGAGATCCTTGATAGTGCCTCAGGGATATCTGCTAGGTCAATCCATTTAGCTGTAGCTGATACAATATAACTAGTATCCCTTGTCTTGGGGTAGTACAAGTTAATATATCCACAGTTAAAGAAAGCTTCAATGAAGAGATCACCTAGTCTTACATGCATATTCCAGGGTAACCCAGGGGGTTCTCTTTTTATTACACGTGCTACACGTTGTCCTATTGCTGTGGATACAGCAGTTAACTGTGCAGTCCCTGCAGGACTATCGGAGGTATCGTAGGTGAATCTCATTTGTATTGTTTGAAATGCTACAGCAACTAGCCGTGGCATATCTTCTTTGTATTCTTTATATAACCTCAAGAGTACACCACCTGAGTTAGCCTTAGGGTTATTTGGATTAACCCTTGAGACTTTATCTATCAGGTACTCTGAGATCTGATCGAATGGATTCATACAATCCTCTTTCTGTTTTAAGTTAGGCACCCCCAACTGATGGGGGCGATATCTTCTAGACAGTCACCAAACATCTTGGCTAAATCTTGGATCTCTACTTGTGCATGTGCATCTGTACGTTGAGCATAGATACGTGCAGCAGCAGCTAGGGATCCTGTTTCTACCCATTCAGTCATCATTGATTGGGGTAGAATCATACGTGCTTGCTCAGGGCATACACCCTGGGCTAACATCTTTTCATAACACACAATAGCGTTTTCATGGATATCCCTTAGGTATTTACTAGGGAAGTACTGGGACTCAGAAGCACCACTGGATCCTTGCTTAGCCCCATCTGTTGGTTTAGCTCTCCACGTGGTAGGTTCGTAGAACTCTGGTGTACTGTCAACATATCTTCGGGATACTTCATTACGTGTAATACCAACCATATGTTTGAACCATTGTCGAGCTACAAAGATAGGGGCTTTAATACGTACTTGATATTGTACTTGACTAAAGGGTGTCCAGTGTCCATGTTGTGCAAGGTACTGGATTAATCTTTTATCTCCATCAGTATACTCTGATCGTTGTTTATTAAAGGAGACTCTAGCAGCATTAACTACTGCTAGGTCACTCCCCATACTATCAATCAGTGTTACTTCAAATTGTGAAGTATTCATCAAATCCTCCTGAAGATACTAGTCTTGTTGTCTTATTGTTGTACGTAGAACTTCCGGCAGGTCCTGTAAGTCCGGTGAATCTAGACTTGAGTACTTTGAACTTGATTGTGTTTCGTTCTGACTCTGACTCTGCGACAAGGTTTCTTGAGAAGGCAATGATGTCGAACGAGATCTGCTTGATCGAACCACTGCCTTTGATATCATCGATAGATGCGATGTTCCCTTCTTCAAAACTCTTACCCCCTTGGGCTTTGCGTAGGTGTGAGATGAGACCCAACCATACATTGTGTTTCTTTACAACTTTCAATAGGTCAGACATTACTTTATCTACCGCTTCGTTACCAGATAGTCCTTCAGAACCTTCTGATACCGCGATAGTGATGTGGTCAAGAACGAGGTACTTGCAGCCCATAAGGGCCATGTATTCGATCTTATCGATAAGAGATGAGTCCCCAACGGAGCCTTGGTGATCCAAGAGAACCAGTCGCTCGTCACCGAACACAGCTTCGTATCCGCGTCTAAGTTCCTCTTCACTAGTTGGTGGAGGATCCATGATGTTACGTTTAAGTTGCATTGAGATAAACTTTTCGGCTGTATCTCCAACACTTTCTTCCAGACTAATGAGTCCAACCTTATCACTTGTCTTAGCAAGAAGGTCAAGAACAATCTCTTTAATGACAGTAGACTTACCACTACCAGTGCCAGAGGTAAACAGAGTAATCTCACCATATCGTATTCCTTTTAGTTTTTCATTGAGTCCACTCATGCAATCAGGATATGGGACAGACTTTACGTTTTGTCTTGATTTGAATTGTTCCCATACTGCTTCACCTGTTACAATACCTGCAGGTGACCAGACTTGAGCAGTAAAGATAGCATCATTAAGAGACTTTGGTCCATGCTTTATTAGTACTTCACATGGGTCTTTCTCTTGAAGCTTAGCAACTTTTACTTTACCAGCACTAAACATTTTAGCTGCAGCATCTTGTGCTTTCTGACCTGCATCATCTTGATCAAAACACAGTACAATTTCTTTGAATGAGTTAATCCAGTCACGTTGTTCTAGAAGACCCTTTAGATTAGATGCTGATGGGATTGACACAACATTCCAAATTTTCTTACTGGTACTCAGCATACTTTGGGCTACCGCACAGGCATCTAGTTCGCCTTCAGTGATAACCAATCTGTGTTTACCAGCAACACAAGAAGACTGACCAAACAGTTCACAGTCTTTGAAGTCACCATGAGTCTTGAACTCTTTTGGTAGCTTGCGTTCTTTGTATGCGACAGTGATACCATGTTTTGTGTACGGATAAAAGTGTGCTTCAGGCATACCTGTATCTGTTACACTCATTTTAATACCGAAGTGATCTATTACTTCTTGAGAGATACCACGAGAAGTAACAGGGTAGCTACGATAAGAACTGATATCGGAGAACTTAGTAAGTTCAGTAAAGGTGGTAGGTTCATAACTATCCATATTTGTATTTACTTTCTTTGATTTTCCACAGCTGAAGCAGTGACCTACTCCATCAGTGTATGTTGTGAATGCATCGGAGCTACCACATTCAGGGAATGGGCAGGGTCCTTTAGTATATCTTCGTTCATTCATTTAGTTCCATCTTTCTTCTTTAGCTTGACGATTTAGTTTCCTCTTGTAACTCGCTTCTCGTTTCTTGTTGAGTCTCTGTTGCTTGATCACCTTCATACTCTCGTATTCTGATGTCAAGGAACTCTCCTCCTCGTTTAACGATTCGCTTTTCAAGTTCGATGTTGTAAACTTTATTGTCATTGAATTCCTCATACACTCCTTGATATGTATCTAGTATTGGTTTGATTACATTATCTAGGTCTGCTCCACGATTAGATAGACCTGCTATAATGTTAAAGGATACCTGACCAGACCCGAAGGGCCAGTCAGTTCCGATCAGTTGATCACGGATATCATTCTGATACTGTAGATAATCCGCTGACTTGAACGTTGTCTTCCCCCTCCGGTTCCACATCTTGTTTGCACTCAGTGGCTTCAGGGAGAAGTAGTGACTCATCTTGTACATACTTACTCATTTCCTCTAGTTCTTCCCATGTTGTCAACATAGTAAGTAGTTTACGACTAAGCCAAGGGTCACCTGCATTGTGTTCCTTCCAAGCCTTTTCAACAGCTGCCCATCGTTGACCTGCTGGAATTCCCTCAAGTATCTTAGCAGCTTTCTTTGGTCCAATACCATTGATCCCAGGGATGTTATCACTCGTGTCACCTGTTAGGCATTGTAACATTAAGTTCATTTCTGCTTTGTCATCATCAACAAACTCATGTGTTTTCTTAGAGTAATTGTAATGATGACCTGGTATTTGTTTAAGATCTTTATCGATACCACAAACAACAAAGTCTAGTTCCATTTCTCTAGCTTCATATGCCCAGATACAAACAAGGTCATCAGCTTCCATACCGTCAGCTTCAATACCACCCCATTTCTCTTTCATGTAATCATGACCATAGTTAAGGGCTTCTTTTAGATCGTTCGGTAATGGGGGTCTGGTGCCCTTGTAGTCGGGGTAAAGACCTTTCCGGTAGTTCCCCCTACCCTTAAGGGCTACACGGTACTCCTGAGGCCCTGAGAAGGCGTAGGAGATACATTCCCTCATTGTTCTATCAATAATCTTACGGATCTCTATATTACTAGGGTTACTGTAAGCAGCCCTGAAGTATATAGAATCAGCATCAACTAATGCTATTGCCATTTTGTTTCCTTTATCTATAAATTATTTCTATACCCCAGTGTTTTACTTTGTTTTCTAATGGGTAGGGATTCCATTTATCTCTTTCGTATTCAACTGCTGCGAGTTTATGGAGGACGATGTGGCCTTGTGAAGTATACCAGCGAGATAGTATATTGAACCACTCTCTGGGCATAAGTTCTTTAGGCTTGGGGTGGTAAGATACAAGGTATCCTGGGTACTCAATTGAGTTTTCATAAGGCCTCTCTTTTATATTATTAATGTACGTCTGCATAACTGTTTCCGATAACATAATCACCACCTTCCATACAAGTAACACCAAACATCTCTGGCCCTTTCTTGAATGACTCTTGTAAGATTTCACCTACACGATCAGCATCATCTGGATGTGCAACGTAAGCAATCTCATCGTGATAGAACAAGCGTGGTTCTGCACGTAGTCCTTCTTCATCAATCTTATTCATGGAGTATGACAAAGCAGACTTACAAGTGATACCCTCTGCAGTTTGCAGTAAGTAGTTAAGAGCTTGATATTCTCCAGATACAAACACAGGTCTACCATCAAGACCAGGGAACCAACCCTCACCTGAAGCATACTGTGTGCTGCGCCAGACTTCACCTAGTTTATCACGTAGTTCTTGCAAACCTTTGATACCTTTAGCAAAGTCTTCACGTGACTTCTTACCAGCGTTAGCATTAGGTTTACCTGTAAGGATAGAACCCAGCTTAGCATCACCAGCACCAAAGAGATAAGCATAAAGATAGTTCTTTGCTGTAGGTCTATCACAACCTAGGGCATCTGCATTACGTTGATGTTGGTCACCATAGATAACCTCATTGGTAAAGTCTTCGTTACCTACGTAATGACATAGGCCACGTAATTGGTTACCGGAGCTATCTGCACCAACAACTTTCCAGTTATCATCAGGAATGAATAGTTCACGTAACTCTTTACCCCAGGGTGCATTAACACCTGGAAGATTCACGATGACCTCGTGACGACAACGGAATGTTTGAGTACCGATAGTCCACATGTTACCGTGGATACGTCCATCATGAAGAACCTCAAGCCAGCCTTTGATTACAGAACTACGATTACGTAAGGTGTAGTACTCACTGATCATCTTACCGATATCACCTAGTTTACTTAAAGATGTATCAGTAATCTTAGGACCTACGGTTACCCATTCACGACCAACTTTTTTACGATTGTATTCGTCAGGTTTCCATCCGATAGTCAACAACCATTCCTTAACAAGTTCCATAGAGCCAAGTGTTATTTGTTCTACAGTAAAACGTTGGAATGGTTCTCCTGCTGGGTGTACATGGATGTCTGTTTGTTTAATCTCTTTACCGTAGTAGTCAGATAACAAACGTGCACTTACTGTGGTGTAGTCACCATTCTTTTTGTACTTAGGAAACTTTTTGATCTTATCAATGAATACTTTATGGGTACCCAATTGTGGATGTATTATCTTTTCAATCTCAGACATACGTGTTTCCATAAGCTTAAGGTTCTTCTTAGCTTTTGTCTTGTCAAAGTTCCAACCACGGGTCTTGACACGGGCATTGAATTTAGCTGTATCATGCTCAATAAGCAAACCTTCTTTGATTGTAGGACGTTTAGCAGCAATACGTTTGTACTCTGCCATTAGGGTGTTGAATACATCTACGTTTAACATTACGTCCTGTACACAGTACCGTAGCATTTCTTTAGAGTACTTATCCCAGTCATCAAAAGAGATCTTTGAGTTGTTAAGATGTTCTCCCCAACCTGCTAGTCCATGCTTGTGTTGCCTCTTGTACTGTAATACTTGAGACATGACCCAAGTGTCGTACACTTTCTTGTCATTTAGTTTCAAACCGTATAGCTTTTCCATAATTAAATTATCAAAGCCAATAATGTTATGACCAATGAGGACTTCTGCATTGTTTAATACAGCACAACCATCATCCATTCCTGGAAGAGAGTCATCGTAATCACTGAATTTGTATGTTGTACCTGAGTCTAAGTTGTAAGCTACAAGACACCATACTTTTGTTGCATCAATACCGTCTGTTTCAATATCATATACTAGTTTCATAAACTTTTCTTTCTAGGTAGTGTTTTTCTTTCACTGACCTGATTGTGTGACAGTTAGCGCAACGGATGTCGCACTTACGGGCCTCAAGGATGATGTTCTTAATACTGTAAGAAGCCATTCGATGAGGTGTGAATATTTTATCTGATGGATCTCTGTGATCCCATTGAAGAGCATAGGGGTTATTGTTGTAACCACAGTCAATGCAACCTTTACTTATTTTGTAACGGTCTAGTATTTCTCTACGTCTTCTGATTTTTAGTACTGTTTTACTTACGTCTTCATTCACTGTTTTCTACTTTCTCTATGTCGCATTTGGGACAGATTTTAGATCGGTTATCAATAGCCATAGTGGAAAAGGTTTTGTTACACATTATACATGTTACTTTTTTAAATGGTTTATCTGTTATGTGATCTAATTTGTTTCTGTCTTGTTTCATTTTATAACACCAAGTACCCAGTTTTCTGCACAGTCTTCTGCGTATTGCTCTGAGTGTCCTTTGATGTTACGTTCTTCAATGATCGCTGCGTCTTGTACCATTGTGACAGTATATGAACCATCGGGTTCCTTGAATACTAATGCTTTACGATAACTTGAATCACCACGTGAACAATCATCGTCACTGTAAAACTCATGTAGTAACATCATAATCCTCCAGTATCATTTGTAAATAATGCATAGCTTTCTCAATATCTTTCTTACCGTTTTTATTCTGATGCCTAACGATATACTTGATAACGTTTGCTTCTCTGAATGGTATATTGTTTTTAACAATGAAATCTATTGGTTGTATTGGTAGTTGATAGTGGTCACCGTCTACTTGTCTTGATTTAGCATCCATTTCTTTACTCATCCTTTTCATAAATGCTTCATGTGGTTCATGGTTAACGTTCATCTCCTGATCCTTTCAGTGTTCCTTCTTGTTTACGTGAAGCTAGTTTATCCAGATTAGCAGCAGCAATAGTAGAAAGGTCAGTGTCAAGCTCTGAGGCAAGAACAGCGAGATACCAAAGAGTATCACCAAGTTCTTTACTAATAGAGACCAGGGCTTCTTCTGCTTTTGTTGGGTCATTGTCGTAATCTCCACGAAGAATTTTCTTCACTTTGTTTGCGACTTCTGCAGCCTCTCCTGACAAACCTAATGCCAAGTACGGAAGTGCTTGATGTTTTGGATAGACAGCTGTAGTAATAGCTTTTGTTTGGTAATCATTGAAATTCATAGTAATTATATATACCCCTTATAGAATTATACCTTATTGATGACGAGGCTTGTCCTCGGCATAAAAGATATACCTATAAGGGGTATATAGAATTTATGGAGAAGACAATGCCTTTTAATAAAAAGAGTTTGAAAAACCTTGCTGATGGGTGGACTACTGAGTCTGCTAGAGAAGCCCAAAAGAAAGGTGTAGCAACACGTAAGGCTAACAAAGAGGCTCGTGAAGCTGCTAAGATGTCTATGGCTGAATGGAAGCTGTATAAAACAGATGTTCTTGATTCAACAGATATGACATCTATAGATGTTCTTAAAGTTATGATGATTAAAGCAGTAGCAAAAGATGATCTTGATACAGCATTAGAGATTGCAAAGACTCTTGCAGAGTTTGAAGCACCTAAGCTTGCACGTATTGATCAGACCAATGTAGAAATACAGGCTGAAGATTTATCTGATGAGGAACTGCAAGAGCTATTAGATCAAGCTGCATCGGATCAGGCGCAACCACGGCACTGATGCATTTTGTCGGTTACCCAAAAAAGATGCATATGCGTTTTGTCGGTTACCTAAAATAAAATAAAAGAGTCCCTAAGTACACACAAAGTGTACCTAGGGATTTTTGGTTATACTTTAGGGCGGCTACAGAAGTTACCACCAGTACCGTTAGGGCTACCTGCAGCTAACCGTGATACAGACAAGTATCCTTGGTTGCTTGAGAAAGAACCTTTAGGGCCATATTGGTTAGTTGTACGGCGAAACTGCAGGTTCTGCCGACCAATAGGGTTTACGATAATTTTAGCTGTGATTGCTTTTTGCATAATAATAACTTTCTATTGAGTTGTAAATGTTGCATCTAGGTCTTGCAGTACGAAGCCTAGGTCAATGTATAGTCCGATAGCTTCATCATGTGTGAGAAGCACTTCTTCACCACCGAAGTCAATGGCAATTTTACCATCGGCTTCAGCGTATACGTTTTCTATATTAGCTTCTACCATTACAGATCACAAGAGTCATCGACAAATGATCCTGAAAAGGCGTCATGTAATACTGCAATATCTGCTGTATCAATACAACCATATACGTTGTAGTATTCAGTGTCACTATTGTAACGTTTACCTTTACTTAGGGTTAGGTCTTTACAGTATATTGTTAGATCACTGAATGCTGTTTTTGCATCTTTGATATTATTAGTGTATACATCAAATCGTAGTTTCATGTTATGCTCCATAAATTGAATTGATTGCGTCTTCTACCATATCTTGGATTTCATCTTGAGACATCGTAAGACCAATGTTTTGTAGTTGAAAGTTTACAAGGTCTTTTACATGCACTTTTATATATTCTTTTGATTCTGCAATGTAGTCCTCGACCATGACCCATTCATTGTACACTTCTTGATCTATCATTTCTTGAATGCTCATATGGATTTCTTTTAGTTTACCCATTTTGTTTCTCCAAGTAATGGAAACGTTTCCACCACATTTTCTGTGAGAATCTATCATTACGAGCAATGAATAATTCTAGTAGTTGACCTATAGCTGTATCTGATAGGTTGTGATCCACAGCAAACTTAGCAAAGAACTCAAAGTCTTGTTTAGTCATACCTATCTCCTTCTTCACGTTCATACAGGTCATTTACATCTATTCCATCACAGATGTATGAGTAGTCATAGTTAGGTATGTTGAACAGCTTGACTGTGCCATCTTCATTACGAATGTAGTCATCCAGTTCGTTGTCAAATACACTGACAGGCATATCCCATACGAGTACGCTGTATGATTTACCTATGTCAAACATTAGCATGACTCCAGTTCTTCTATTTGATCATAGTAGTATTGCTCAAGATATTGGCATACACTTTTCCAGTCTGTTGGTACGAAGTCAATATCACCAGCCCAGATACCATCCATATCTTCATCACTACATACAACAGAGAAATTACTATCCTCTTCTACGACACCATAGCATAGTGTAGTACCACCATCTAGTCTTGGATAAACATAATCAGCTGTCATAGTTGAACCTCGCTGCTATTTTTTGAGTGGTTGACATGACACATTTCTCGTTACGTTTGAATAGTTCAGCTTCAATTAGATTGAGGCCAGAGAATGTGGGGTCATCAGATACAACGCGAACAACCCAGACTTCTTCACGCATTTG